CCGGTCTGAAACTGCTCGGTAAGGATATTACGACCTCGGGTCGTGCTGATATTTTGCACTTGCGAGGAGACGTCCACAATAACCGCGGCAGAGTCGGCTAGTACGTCTTGGCCTAAAACGCCGGTGCCAATAATGAAGGCTTGACCAAAACTCGCACCAGTCGAGAAGTTGATTGTAACTTTAACGGTAGGTAATGCCATTAGATAAACCCGGCGGGCGCTGTCGTTCCACCGAATCGGACGTACTTGACTATCTGATCGGCAATTATGTAGGTAAGTTTATTCTCGTCGGCGACGGTGCCAGCGTTAACGTTCACCGTAACGTTAGGCGCTCCACCCGTTGCGGTTCCCGTCATAGCCGCCATAGGTACGGTACTCGCGTTGGTGGGTGGTGGGGTGGGTGCGGCGTTACCCATACTCGGAGCCCCGAAAGAGCTCGGCAAAGTACCGGCCGTACCGCCGGGAGTAAGGACGTTTATGTAGGTATTGAGCGGGTTAGAGGCGAGCCACTCTTGGAGGGCTTGTAGCTCACTTTTACGCTTTTGGTTAGCCGCGGTATTAGCCGCTTCTATTTCCTTAATGCGGGCAAGCTCGGCCGCGGCGGCTTTTCTTTGTAATTCTTCTAAGTCGTTAAGAGCCTTTTCGTCGTCGGCTTTGCTTTCGCTTTTAAGTGCCTTCATAGCCAAAAGGCGGGCGCGATCCTCCTCGGATAGTTTGCCTTGAAGGGCGGCTTCTATGGCTATGTTTTCCTGGTCAAACTTAGCCGCAAGTTTCTTGCTCGTAGTTAGCTGTCTTTGTGCGGCTAGTTCTTTTGCTTTTGCCGCGGCGGCTTGTTGGTTGATTTTTACCGTTGTTTTTCCTGCGGCTATGGCTTTACGTTCTTCACCTAATGCGCTGGGTTTTGCCGCGCCTCCGGTTGTGCTTAATGGCCTGGCGGCACCTCCAGTTAATTGTTGCAAAACTCCTAAAACGCCACCGCGTAAATCAACTCCAAAAAGAGAAGTCTCAGATTTGGGTAGATTTTTTGTAATATTGTCTATCCAGTTTTTACCGCTAAGAGTTTTTAACGCGCTAATACTACTTTCGATAATATTGACTAAACCTAAAAACGAATTGGCAAGGCCGTCTATATCGTCTTGTAAACCTTTAATTCCCTCATCTCCGCTAAGCCTTTGTATAGCGTCTATTAGGCCTACGCCGACTTTTTCCTTTGCCTCATCTACGGCAACGTTAAGAATCGTTAATTGACCGCCAAAAGTTTTGGCCGCTTCGCTCGCTTGTCCCCGGTAAGTGTCTGCAAGCTTGGCGGTAATTTGATCAAAGCTGGCTACTTTAAGCTCGGCTTTTGATAGCCCTACTCCTAAACGGCTTAGAGCGGTGTTATTGCCTAAATAAGCCCGTGAAAGGGCGGCAGTAACGGTTTCTAGGCTTTTCCCTGAACCGGCAGATATATCTAACGCGAGTTTTAATAAATCTTGGGATTTGGCGACGTCGTTAGTGCTGGTGAGTAATCTCTGTAATGCTGGGCGTAGTTGATCTTCGGAAACGCCGGTGGCAAATTGTAATTTACCTACAAAATCGGCAACCGGTAAGGAAGCGTAAGACTTGCCAAGATTTTTAAGCGTAAGGCTAAGACTCTTGGCTTGTTTTTCTTCTGTGATAGCCGCACTAATGGAAGCTTTAGCAAAAGCGGTAGTCGCGGTAGTCAAACCGGCAAGCGATAATTTACGAGCGAGGCCAAACTTTTTTAGGCTTGCGTCAAACTTTTTGAGGTCTTTTTCGGCTTGTTTTGTGCCTTTGTTGGAGTAACTAAGGACTACGGGAATCTTGATAACCATTAAGCGGCCAACTTTCCGTTAATCCAGTTCACATAGCGAGCGACAACCTGAGCCATAGACGCGGTTACTTTGGCGCGGTTTTCATATACTGCTTTCCAGGCTAATCTTCCTTGTTTTCCTATTACAACAATGCCGGAGCGTTCCTCGATATTTTCTATAAATTGTTTTCCTTGTTTAGAGGTTCCTCGGCTCTTTCTTCCTGCCCACTCGTACACCATACCGGCCGGATTTGCATTAACAAGAAAATAAGCTCTTTCGACTGTGTTGAGGTCTGTGCGTCTAACGGACTCAATTTTCGAGCGTAAGCCAGTTTTTACCCTTGCCGGTGTATAAAGTAAACGAGTACCCCATTCGGCACCAGTAAGAGACTTTTTAGCCCAACCCGACATAGGCGCGCTGTCGGGCGCCATAGACCGGGCAGTCTGCACTAGTCCCTTCATTTCAGAATAAAGTTCTTTATTAAGAGCTTTTAGAGCTTCCTTATCAAATTGTTTGAGATAAGCGACGGTTTCATCTAGCCCTTCGACGCGAGTTAGCGCGACTTGCATTTTTTACCGCCTCCGCTCTGTCGTGTAAAACCCTAAATACTGCCGCTAACATCTCCGGGCTTGCCTCGGCTAATGCTTGCGGTGCTATTCCTGTCTCTACTGCTACGGCCGCTATCTGATATGTGAGCGTTTGTTGATCGCTCACCCACCTAAAGGGTCGCTTTCTGCTACCTCCACGCTTTTAAGTGTGGCAAGAAACGCGTCCCCAAACGGCGGTACTGTCTGCCCGGAGCGTTTAATCGCTTCCCAGCATAAGTAATACACGTCGGTCTGCTTCTCGTCCTCTCTAAACGCTTTGTTAATACCTTTTTTGGCGTAGGCCTCGAAAGCTACTTCCATAGCCGGGGTAATCTCGTAGTGTTCGACTACCCCGGTATCTCGCGTAATGATTAACTTTGCCATTGTCTAGCCCTTTCTAGTCTTTTATGAGGTAGTAATAGTTACGTCGGTGGTGCAGTCAAAGGTAAAATCAACTGTTGCCACGTCGCCTTGTGTTCCATTGACAGGGGTGTATGCGTTAACAAAACAAGAACCCGTATATTTTGGGTTTGTGGACGAGGCGGTAGAACCATTAGGAGCAAGCTCAAACGCGGCGGAGGTTCCTTTGAGGGAATCTAACACCGCACGTGTAGAACCTGCGGCGATAGCGGCTTGATCTAAAAAGAGCGTACCCGTGATTTGATGAGCCGCTAAGCCTTTAAGGTATTTGCGCGAGGCGTCGCCGCTTGCGGTTACGTCCAACTGCTCGTAGTTAATGTTAATGCTTATGCTTTGGACGACGGTAGATAGATCATACGTCCCCAACTTAAAGTAGCTATTTTGGGCAAAATAAACGGCCACTTGATTACTCCTTATCTTTCTTGGTCGGTGCCGGCGCTACTTCTTCAAGTATGCCGGTCTTGATAAGGCCGGGGACGTCCCAACCTTCTAGCTGAGCGTCGGTAAGGGTTCCACCCTTGCCAACTCCCGCAAGTTCATTGTCTGTTAGCACTTTGTACGTTGCCATTGTTTAACTCCAACCTGTAATAATTTCGATAGGTAACTCGGTTTGTAATAAATTGCCGCTAGGGGTTTCCAAAATGCCCGGGGCGCTAAAATCTCCAACGTGTATGGTTAAGGTAGTAGCGGCGGACATTTTGGTCATTAGGGCAACTATGTAATCTTCTATTTGGGTGAGGTTTCCCTGATTATCAAAAAGCGGTACGGCAAGCAGTAACTTAAAACGCACTACCGGAGCTATTGCGGTTTTGGTGTTGCTTTGTACTCGAATATACGGCTCGTCCGGTGCGATCGTAATACTGTTGGCTACCGGCGTGGGTGGCGGAAAGCTAAAAACGTCCCATACTCCGGCATTAGTAAGCGCGGTTTTCAAGTCTGCGCGTAGCGTGGTTATGGTCGCTGGCATTAGCCGGCCATTCCCGACGGAGCTAAATACGGCGCCAATATGCCGCGCACTTTAGCAATAAGCGTATTACCTAGCGTGTACGGGCTTGCTATGTACCCGTCAATGGTGGCAACGGCTGACCCCGGAGCTTGTCGGGACTGCCATATCGTAACGGCGATAGTGGCGGTCGCTTCTCGTACGGCGGGCTCGGTGGCATAAGTTACGCCGTGATACGGGGCGGTAATTTTACCGTAAGGTCTAACGAGATGTTTATCTTGATTGCTTGCGGTTTTTGCGTACGTAATTGTATAAAGGGTATTACTGGTAATAGTGTAGGTACCATTAAAAGTAGCACCGGAATTAGTCAGAGTAACACTTTGATCCTCTACTAGCCCGTGCGGTATCGGCGTCGTTACCGTTGCTTCATTATTGGATAATTCAGTAGCCGATACCGGGACGGTGTTAAACCATAAAAAAGATTTAACTGTATCTTCTGCGGCCTGTGCCACTTCCTCGACCACGCTGTCTGAGTAGAGAGTCCCGATCCCCAAAATTGTACGGAGTTCACTCATAGTTATATAAGTAGCGGCCACACTTAGGACTCCTTACTTGTTGAGGCCTACCCCGGCGGGACTAGGCGCCGGGATAGGGTTCTAGGTTGTTATTAGGTGAGGTTGAAACGACGAAGGCCACCGGCTACAAGGGTTTTAGTAGCCAAAAAGCCAAAAAGCATCGTTTCTATTTCGCCTGACTGCGGCACATTAGTGGAAAGTCGGAGTACCGGGCTTTCGTAAATTGCGATAGCTGAAGGAACGCAAATAAACGCTGACTCGTCAATGGTGGTAGCAACCATATTGGCATCTACGTAGAGATCAAGGCCGAGAACATTACCGCGTAGGCTTTGTGGGTTGGCATTTCCGCCGCTGTTGTATGGGCTTCCTGCGTTGTAAATGGGACGACCAGTTGAATCAACCGCACCCATTAGTAAGCCCCATTGTGAGGTACCAGCGATATAGACGGTCGGTAGTTCACCCGTTGCGGAGTATGCGGCCGGTACCTCGGTCGAAACGAAAGAGATAATGCCAGCACTTGTCGCGGCTACTGCTGTCGCCTGAGTACCATTGGCGGTAATTTCTGCAATTACTGCGGCGTCCGTTGCCTTGTTATAGGCACGGGTCATATTTTCCAACATAGCGGCAAAAAAACTTGGGTCTGACCGTTCTAAGAGTTCGACGCTGTAACGTTGTAGGCCGGCATACTTTTTAACGGTGGCGCTAACGTACGAGCTAACTATTCCTGTTTCTGACGGTGCGCCAGCCTCGGAGGTTTCTGCGACGGTGCCGTTTGTTGTAATTTTTGGAATATTAATTTGCATACCGCTAGCTGGGAGTGCGCGGCTTCCGCCAAGTGCGTCAATAGCTGGACGCGATCCAATAGAGGTATC